GGTGTCACCGTGTCACCGGGGGGTGTCACTGACGACGGGGGGGTGGTGTCACCGTGTCAGGGGGGTGGTGTCATGGTGTCACCCCTCACTACGTTTGAACCGTCACTAGAACCGTCAGAAGAACCATCAAACACAAAGCGCGCGTTCGACGCGTTCTGGCGTGAGTATCCCGAGAAGGTCGGCAAGGGCGCCGCTCGCCTAGCCTACTCGAAGGCCCTGAAGCGCATCGGAACCCAAAACGCTGAGGCTGTTATCCTCGAAGGCGTGAGGGCCGCGAACGAGCAAAGCGACAAATGGCGGCGCGGGATCGTGCCCAACCCGGCGACCTGGCTGAACCAGGACCGCTGGAACGACGAACACCGCCAACAACCGGACCCCCGCCATGCACAACCTTCCGCAAAGCTCATCGAACGTCACGCGAATTACGGACGCGCTCTCTCAGGGTTTGAGGCTGTTGCTTTTGCACGAGCCGACGACGGCTGACGCGGTGGAGGGCATCGTCGCTAACCCGGCGCTTCACGCTGAGGCGAAGGCGGCGCTGCCTGCTCTGGTCGCCGCACGGGACTTGGCGATGCAGCCTTGCACCTTGGAGGGCATGGCCCGTGTCATCACCGACCGTTTCGCCAACTACCCGCAAAGCGACCGGACGAAGGAGGAATGGGCGAGCTGGTGGCGTGGCTACTACGACGCCCTGTCCGACCTCCCGCTGGTCAACATCGAAGCCGCCATGAAGGCTTGGGTGCGCTCTCCCGAGCGGTTCCTGCCGAACCCCGGACAACTCCGCGAATTGGCGCTGAAGCAGGCCATCCCGGAGTTCACGGCGGCCTATCGCGCCAAGCTGGCTGTCGCCCGGGAGCCCCGCCGGATCAGCAAGCCCGACGCCGAGACGCGCCGCCGTCAGGTTGCTGAGCTTCTGGCAGGCATCGGATCGAAACCGGGAAGCGCCGCATGAGCCGCGCCGCCAGCATCAAATCCCTCTGCTCCGAGATCGCCCTGTTCACCGGCAAGCTGGAACAGCACGCGGTTCTAGCCTCCCTCAACGACAACAACACGGAGATGCTCATGGGCCACCTGTCCGCTGTGTTCCGAACCAAGGTCGCCCTGGATCATCGGCTCGTCCTGCTTCGGGAGTTGGCGCCGAACTGTGCAGAGGCGGGAACGGATGCAGGGCGGGATCTTCGCGAGATCGCGGCATGACCATCGAAACCAACCACGCCTACGCCGAACTAGGCGGCCTACTCAAAGAGCGCTTCGGCATCCTCCTTACCTCTGACCAGTGCAAATCACTGGTGGAGGAGGCGAGGGGAATGACCGTGCGTTGGCAGGCCTACGGCGGGCACTCGGGACAACCAGACAAGGGGGTCGCATGACCTGGCACGTCGCAGTCGTTCGTTCGGGCAAAGAGGCCGGCGCAACCCATGACCTCCAGACCATCGGCATCGAAGCCTACTACCCCCAGAAGGTCCGCTGGAAGCAGCTCCAGCTCCGCAAGGTGCCGGTCTCCTCCCCGATCATCCCCGGCTATGTGTTCTTCCGCCTCAACGAGCCTGACGAACAACGCTACATCGACACCTGCGATGGGGTAACCGGGGTTCTGACGATGGGCTTCACCCCGCAGGGCGACCGGAAGCTGGCCGGCATCGGCGGCGGGTGGGTCGAAGACATCCGCGCTCAAGAGGCGAGGGGCGACTTCGACAGCACTATCGACCGTTCCACCAAAGCCAAGCCCGGCGACCGCATCCGCATTGTCACCGGCGCCTTCGCTGATAGAATGGCGGTGATCCTGCGGGCTGCGAACAAGCGGGAATGGAAGGTCGAGGTTGAGACCACCGGCCCGCTGAAGCCACGGACCACGGTGAGCAAGGCTGAAGTTGAGATGGAGGAGGCGGCGTGACCAGATTGTTCCGAGCGATCATGTGCGCCTTCGGGAAGCACCGCTGGCAGTCGTTAGGCATGGGCGCCGGCTGGACCATCCAGCGGTGCGAACATTGCCGGACTGGCGACTGGGGCACGTTCAAACCGCCCGCCTAACACCACCCCTTGCACCTCCCCCAAATCAGTAGTACCACTGGCAGTGGTCGCGTCGTTAATTCTACGCCACCTGCCCCGGTTGAACCCCGGTTTTTTGGCTGAGGGCTTTTGCGCCCTGACAGTAACCCCATTCAAACCGCGCCGCTCGTTCCTCCCCGAACATGCGCGTAGGCCCATCGGTTGAGCTGCTCCCTCCGGTTCCCGATGGGCCGCCCTCAAGGCTTAAGGCATTCCAACCCATCAGGGGGCAGGGCGCCGGAAAGCATCATATCCACAGCGACCGACATCGGCCCGCTAATCCGGGTGGTCCCGCGTTCGTAGTCGCGGATAGAGGCCCCTGGATCGCGCCCAGACAGGCGCAAGGCTCTGCCCATCTCGCTCATCTGGAGCGGGCGGCCAAGCCCCCACATAGCGCCTAGGGTGGCGCGGGCGTCACGGAGTTGGTCTGGGGTCATTCTCGCTCTCGTATGCGCTGATGGCCTCTTCAACAAAGCGAAGCCAGATCCGGTAGGGTGTGAAGGGCTCGATAGCGCCGGCAGGACCAAGGCTTCGGATGTTTCCAGCCGACACCTTGAGCGCCTCCAGCATCTGAAGGGTTGCGGGGCTCACTGGCCCCGCTCGCGAAGTTGGTCGTAGAGGTCGGAGATCATCTGATCGACTTTGACCGAGCCGCAGACTTCCTTGAGGGCGTCAACGGCGGTGTACCCTTGAGCGACGAGGGCGAGGACTTGGAGGCTGATGGTCTCGGTCATTGGTCTTGTCCTTGGCTGGTGGGGCGTTGCCCCGTTCGATGAGTTCAATCTACAGGGTTTCCCTGTATCGTCAACACCTATTTACAGGGATTGTGCAGGTTTTTTCCGCCATCCCTACAACCTTCGCCCCGACTACTGACACCCATCGCACAGTCGTAACCCAAGCAGCAGATCGCGGGCGAAACCCATGAGGCAGACCATGACCGTTTTCTGGAAAGCCTGGATCAAAACCGCTGAAGCCATGCTGAAGGTCGCGGGTGTTCGATAACCAGCATGAGTAGGTTTTACGTTTACACCCTGTCCGACCCGCGATGCGGAACGGTGTTCTACGTGGGCAAGGGCTCAAGCCTTCGGATGTACCAGCACGCCCTTGAGGCGCGAACCAACAGCAATGGAAACCGCGCCAAGCTGGACCGCATCTGCGCAATCCAAGGCGACGGGCTTGAGCCGATAGCGGCCAAGGTTGCCGAATACGAGGTTGAGCGTGATGCTCTCAACCATGAGGCGGATTTGATCGCCTCGTTGCCGGGCCTGACGAACATCATGTCTGGCGGGGTTTGCCAGTCGCTCACCCCGGAAGAGGTGGCCCGACGCGCAGCAGAGAGGGACGCCCGACGCCTTGCCGAAAGGCTTGAGCAAACAGCGGCGGAACTCCGCGACTGGCTGAAACGAGTAGATAGGTGGCCGGGCGTCACGTGCCCCGGCGTTCGCAACGGTGATCAATTGGCGGAAGACATTCTGTCGGCCATTCGATCCATCGTTGCCCAATAAACAATTCGCCGAAAATGGGCATCAAGACAGGAAATCCGCGTGGCCGCCCGCCGGGCTCAAAGAGCAAGCGCACCGTAGAGCGTGAGCAAGCTATGAGCGAAGCGGCCAAGGCCATTGAAGCAGCGTTTGGCGAGGCCGCATTTGAGGGCGACGCCCACGCGTTCCTGATGGGGGTCTACAAGGACACTCGCATGGACATCGAGAAGCGGATCGACGCAGCGAAAGCAGCTATCCGCTACGAAAAGCCGGCGCTTTCCAGTGTCGAAGCAAAGGTCGATGCGAGTGTTGAGGCCACACTGACCCTTGTGGAGCTGGTGGCCCCAGGCCATGCGAGCGAGGCTTGAGCTACCGCCCAAGCTGATCCCGGTGTTCATGGGTCCTGCAAGGTATCGCGGGGCCTACGGCGGCCGGGGTAGCGCCAAGACGCGGACCTTCGCCAAGATGACGGCGGTTCGCGGGCTGATGTGGGCAAGGGCCAACGAGCCGGGCGTTATCATCTGCGGTCGGGAGTACATGAACTCGCTGGCTGATAGCTCCATGGCCGAGGTCAAGGCGGCTATCGAGAGTGAGGACTGGCTCAAGGCCGCTTACGACATCGGCGAGACCTATATCCGCACCAAGGACAAGCGGATCGAGTACGTCTTCACCGGCTTGCGGCACAACCTCGACAGCATCAAGTCGAAGGCTCGGGTTAAGCTGCTCTGGGTAGACGAGGCCGAGCCCGTCTCCGAGACAGCCTGGACGAAGGCTATTCCGAGTGTTCGGGAGCACGACAGCGAAATCTGGCTGACGTGGAACCCGGAGCGCAAGAACAGCCCGACGCATGTTCGCTTCCGCGACAACCCGCCGGAAGGCGCAAAGATCGTGGAGATGAACTGGCGCGACAATCCGTGGTTTCCAGCCGTGCTGGATGCAGAGCGCCGGGAAGACCAGGCCAAGCGTCCAGAGAATTACGAGCACGTCTGGGAAGGCGGTTTCAAGACCGTGACCGAGGGCGCTTACTACGCATCCCACCTAACGACAGCGAAGGCTGAGGGCCGCATCGGTCGTGTCGCCGCTGACCCGCTCCTGACGATCCGCCTGTTCTTCGACATCGGGGGCACTGGAGCGAGAGCGGATAGCCTGACGATCTGGGCTGCTCAGTTCATCGGACGCGAGATCCGGTGGCTGGATTACTACGAGGCGCAGGGCCAACCCCTTGCAACGCACGTCAATTGGATGCGGGAACGAGGCTACACCTCAGACCGCGCGCAAATCTGGCTCCCTCACGACGGGGCGAGCAACGACAAGGTTTTCGACGTGTCCTACGAGAGCGCGCTTCGCTCCGCTGGTTACACGGTCACGGTCATCCCGAACCAGGGCAAGGGCGCCGCGTCAGCTCGGGTTGAAGCCGGTCGCCGGCTGTTCCCGTCGATGTGGTTCAACGAAGACACCTGCTCCGGTGGCCTTGAGGCGCTTGGGGCTTATCACGAGCGCAAGGACGAGGTTCGCGGCATTGGGCTGGGACCTGAGCACGATTGGGCTTCACACGGCGCTGACGCCTTCGGGCTTGGCTGTGTGGCTTACGAAGAACCCCGCGTTCAGCGCGACAAGAAGCGGCCTGCAAGGGTCAGCAGTTGGATGGGAAGCTGACATGAGCACCGAAACCATCTGATGGCCGACAAGAAGGCTCGCGAACCCAAAGTACCCGAGGGCTACGAGGACGAAG